ATTGAGTGGGAATGATTAACAGCTAACTCATAGCAACTCATTCCTATTCAGATACTAATTTAACCCTCTGTTTTTACAGAGGGTTTTTGTTTTTATGTATTCATTTCTATTCACTCTACACCATATTTTTCGTCGGTACAGGTGACGGTATTACCTTAAAGGTATACTCTCATACCGTCATGAAAATGGTTTCTATACGGGTGAATTGTGCTTACCGATACAAAATTAAAAAACCTCAAGCCGCAGGACAAACTGTACAAGGTCTCCGATCGTGACGGGCTGTATGTAGCTGTGCTTACGTCAGGCACGGTCTCGTTTCGCTATGACTACCGTATCAACGGTCGCCGCGAAACACTGGTAATCGGGCAGTATGGGCGTGACGGTATCAGCCTGGCAGAAGCGCGAGAAGAACTGATTGCTGCAAAGAAGCTGCTTAAAGCAGGCCAGTCACCGGCTGCGGCTAAACGTGACGGTATCAAAAAGATTCGTGGTGCCGAGACGTTTGCGGTACATACCGACAGTTATATGAAACACGTCATCCTGGCTGACAGTACCCGCGCAATGAAGCAGGCGGTGATCGACCGTGACATACTTCCTGTTCTTGGTAACAAAATGATGGCTGAAATTACCACATCGATGGTTCGTGATTTGTGTGACCGGATTGTCGAACGCGGTGGTCGGGCAACAGCAGTACAGGCCAGGGAGATCATCAGCAGCGTATACCGTCACGCCAATGACCGTGGTCATGGTTTGTTTAATCCTGCGGCTGACATTAAACCTTCGTCTATCGCCATATTTAAACCACGAGAGCGAACACTGACACCAGAAGAAATTGGCCTGTTCTTCCGCACGCTGGATGCCATTGGTGCTATGGGCACTATGAAAATGGCTTTAAAACTGGTGCTTATCACTATGGTTCGTAAGGGCGAATTCACCAATGCAACGTGGGATGAAATAGATTTTAAAAAATGGACATGGACAATTCCTTCAGACCGCATGAAGGGAAGCCGGGCGCATGTTATTTACCTGCCTAAACAGGCTCAGGATATATTGGTCGGGTTGCAGATGTGCGCTGGTGGAAGTGAATATCTGGTTCCTGGTCGTTACAATTTCCGGAAGCCATTATCTAATGCCGCGCTGAACTCTCTGATCGACAGAACGGTGAAAATAATAAATGAAGATGGTGAGCATATTCAGGGCTTCACCGTACACGATATGCGCCGTACAGCCAGTACGTTGTTGCATGAGGCTGGTTATCCTTCAGACTGGATTGAAAAGGCTCTGGCACATGAGCAGAAAGGTGTGCGCGCCGTATATAACAAAGCGGAATACGCCAGACAGCGCGCCTACATGTTGCAGCAGTGGGCCGATATGATTGATTCCTGGATTAACGGGGAGCATACAGATCTGATTCCGTTCTCCCCGTCGAAGTTTGAGAGGTGGATGGAAGACAGTAATAAATAATTCTATCCTTCCTGGACTTTGGTAAGCGTCAGATTTCCGCAGAACACTGCGCCGGTGTCGATGTACATTTGGTTTGCATACACCAGTGGGTGATGTGCTGGCGTATGACCGAAGATGAACAAATCGGCACCGGTTATCTCCGAGACAATACCGTCCTGCGCGTCGCTAACCCGCTCACGATTCCATATCACCATTTCTTCCGGTACTGGCTTATCGAATGCGTATTCGTTGTGCGGGTAGTCTGCGTGGCAGATGACGACCTTCTTATTGCCGGTAACCAGTTCGATAATCATCGGGAGGTTGGTAACCTTTGGCAGAAGGTATTTGAGTTGCACATCCTGCTCAGAATCAAGTTGGTGCCACCATCCACCGCCGTTTGACATCCAATGTCCGAAACTTCCGCCGTTGACCAGTGCATCCAGCATCATCTGCTCATGGTTGCCACGAACAGCTCGGAACCACGGCATAGTAATCAAATCCAGGCATTCGACGTTTTCAGCGCCGCGGTCAACAAGGTCACCAACGGAAATAAGCAAATCGCGCGCCGGGTCGAATGAAACTTTGTCGAGTTCGTTCATCAGCAGTGTGTAGCACCCATGCAGATCGCCGACGACGAAGATATTGCACCAGTCAGCGCCATTGATGCGTTGATATAGGTTCATGCTGCACGCTCCCGCCCCTGGTTGTCTGTTGGTGACAGCGGAGCATTGCTGAATGCATTTGTTAATCCGCCAATATCCAACGCGTATCCAGGATGTAGTTGCACTGCCGGGTCTTCGCACTGATTACCCCAAACATCGAAACCATGAGACGTCTGGCGGGCGAACAGTTCAATGCGAGAAACATCGCCTAATAATTGCACAAGTTTTTCACGAACGATATCTGGCTTTCTTGAATGCTCAAGCCGCGGTGCGGTAAATGACTGAACGATCCCTGCATTAATGCGCGTAGGTAGTTTTCCCTTTACCGCAAACAGGCAATCTTCACTATTGGCGCGAGTCATGTGTCCCATACCCATAACCAGTTTATCTGGTTGTCGACTACCACATTTTATCCACGTGAAGCCCTTCATCGTCATCAGACGAAATCCCCAGGCTTCAACAACTTTTAGTGCTTCGAGTGGTTGTGTTGGCACCCACCACATGGCCAACAGACAGTTTTCAGCGGTCAAATCCCACACAGGAAGGCGGCAGATATCCAGCACACTCATAACCGGATATTTAAAACCGGCACCGCGATTACCATCTGCGGCTTTGTCCCGGTATACCCAGGGTGGATCTGCATAGATTAGTGTGTATTTCTTAGTCATAAACCACCCCACAACATCCTATGCCGCTATAGTCGCCACGGCGAAGGCCGTTACCTTTTGTGATACATTGGTCCCTGCGAACCGCGATCCTTGCACGTTCAACATCACCAGAAGCAACATCCATACACTGAAGCCAAAGGTGAGCGGCAATGCGGAACTGCCCTTTTTTCTCTCTTTCAATCGCGCGTTTTTCGATCTCTATCGCCGCAGGAGTAACGGCGACAATCTTTGACGGACTGCGCATTGAAACCTTATTCATGTGGTATTTTTCAAGTCGGCTTAACTTTCTCACTTAATCCAACCCTCTCTGAAAATTAATGCCAGCAGATAAAGCCATGCTGAAACAGAGGCCAGGAATAAGTACCATCCTGACCATTTGCTCCAGTGCCTTAGCAGCGCACTCATGCAGCGTTGCTCACGGGACGATATACACGTTGCTGAACAGGAGGCTTTTTACCCTGGAACTCTGCCGGGCTTGCTGCCTGACGTTCATCAAGCCAACGCTCAACTTCATCACGGTTCCATGCGCAGCGTTTATCGGTGATATACCAGCGTTTAGGAAATTCCCCTGCGCGCTCCATACGGTCGATAGTGCTCCATGACAGTGGCACCACCGCCAGGAGTTCTTTCTTACCTAATGCACCTTTCATGAATACCTCTCTTGGTTGCAGTGCGGCGCACGTGGCGCCGCGGTGGTGGTTACTCGAATTCTGGACGCATATCGTTAAGCGTCATCATGAATTTTTGGTGATATTCATCACCGAGCTTTTCAGCCATGGTGTTAATTTCATTTTCAGCGCGCTTGAACATCGTTTTTGCATCTTCAGCAGATGGATCCAGGCTATTAAGTATCGCGATGATATATTCTCGAGCTTCTTCTCGTTCTGAATCTGAAATTGGCGACAGGTGTTGACGCTCATCGTCAACTACGGAATATTCACCAGTGATAACAGCTGCGTTATCTTGGCTAAGTCCAGCTTCAGCGCGCTCATCCATAACAACAGCCTTCTGCATTTCAATAGAAACAGGAAGATATTTGAATAGTCGGCGAATTACTGTTTTTTTAGCCATCTCATCGAAGTGATCAACCCATGGGCCACTGCTACCGGCTTTGCTCAGTGCACGAACTTTCTCAATGTCTGCCCGGCTCATAACTTCAAATTGGACTCCGCCATCTTTCAGTCGTGCAACGGCGTAAACGTGCGTTAATTCTCCGCGGTCACCTGTTTCGCAAGGTAAATGCTCGAGCGTTTCTTCCAGGCCGTATGAGTAGCTGAATTTGTCGTTTGTATGTACGGTACGAGCCGAGATACTCAGGATCTGCCCAGAGCGGCGGGCAAGGTCAATCATTCCGCGATAGCCGATAATCAGCTGTGCTTCTGTAGATACGGTTTCCCATCTTCCATTTACTTTCTGGCGTTTGTCGAACGGTATCAGGTAAGCGTGTCCAAGAGTTCCGCCTGGTTCAAGACCCAATTGGGCACATTGCATAATTGCCCCCAGGAAGCTGGCTTGGTCGCATGATGCAAGTTTTGGAACCTTTCGGATCTCTGTGGTTGCTATGCGCGCCAGACGGTCTGCTGTCATGTGCTTTGGAAGTGCCAAAGCCATCTGAGCTTTAATTTTTGGGTCTGCCAGAAGTCCGGCCAGAGTTGTTGGTTTCTCATTATGATGTGCAACTTGGTTACCGGTAGCCGCTGCCTTAAGTGCATTGATAGACATTTTTTCTCCTTACTTCATTCTGAAGACGCGTTGTGTCGTTGTTGTTTTGAATTTTTCGAATAACTCAGGGTGTACTGACTGGAATAGCTTCTGGTCGAATCTGTTGCTGATCTGAGATTTCCATGTGCAGAGCGGCTTTCCGTCCAGGGTCAGGACTGAGTGCTCTTGCATGTACATCTTCAGCTTCTCTTCTGATATAGCTATTTCTTCTTCCAGTGATTTTCTGCGTGACTTCATGTCTCGTAGATCGTTGAATAGTGCGAGTGCCTTTCCGTCAGCCTCGATACTTGTCCCGGCATCTTTCTCAAACATCAGCGATACATCGCTTACGCTGGTAGCTTCCGGCGGGTTAAGATTTTTCACTCGGTCCCAGAAAGCGATTTCTTTTTCTAAGATCGCCTGGATAGTTTCTTCATCACGCTCAACCCGATAGATTCGGAAGTCGTCGCCACCGATAAGCACACCGAAAACGCATACCTGTTTGTTTGTAACCATCAACCCGTGCATGGCCTGGGCCGTGTAATGCACAGGAATTGCATCTGTCTGGATTTCTCCCCATTCTTTGGCTTTGAACGGACTAACTGTTTTGATCTCAATGTTCTCGCCTGACGCTGCTTCTGCATCGATCTCAGCTGCAATAAAATCATAATCACGGTGGATATAGCGGTTTCCGCGATGAACGATTTCCATCCCTGTTTCCTCAGAAAGCAGGTCTATTACGTATGGCTCCATACGCTGGCCACGCGTGAAAACTTTCTGCTTGCTTGGGTCTACTGGTTTGACACGTGGCTGGACCTTATCCAGATAAACCTCAAGCGGGGTGCGCCATGGGCTAATTCCAAGAATCCCTGCAACATCGCTTCCTCCGATGTATTTTGTTCTATCCATGATTCCAGCGTTCCGCATCATGCCGCGTCCCTCTGCCCATCAAGCTGATCCGCCAGATCCCAGCGCGCTATAATTGCCATTGCCTCGCGCCGGTAGGCATCCATCAGTTCTTCGAACTCAGGGCTGTCTTTAGCAGCCTCCAGCACTTCCTGACGAACGCCTTTGCCTGTTACAACGTCGAAAGTTGAGGACAGTTGATGAAGTCGGATGCTCTCAATCAGTTCAACTTGTCGGTCATATAGCTGTTCTGACAGGCGGTAGTCCTTGTCGAATGCCAGCATGATTTTTTGAAGATTTTTCTGCTGATTAACGTTCATTATCAGCCCTCCCATATCTCGTTATCGTTGGCTACATCGCGAGCTTCTTTGCTGACGAAAGCCCACTTAATGCCTTCCTGTAAGGTGCGGAACTTCCAGCTCATGAATCCGCATGCAGTAACGCAGTACCAACCGTTGATGATTTTCCACTGCATAACTTGTTACCTCGGTCTGTTACCGTTGAGGTAATAATTATGCTTATTTGGTTTGGTGTCAATAGATATGAGTTAAAAAAATTACCCGCAAGGTAATCTATCTGGCAATAAAAAAGCCGCCATGAGGCGGCTTACTTACTGAAAACTATAGTTTTATTGTTTGTTTTTTTCGTTCTGGTTGATGACAAATTCAATGTAACTTTCGATCTTTGCTTTCTCGGTTTCGGGTAACAATGCGTAGCGTGAGCGGTCATAGTTGATAGTCGCAGGGTCGTGCGGGTGAATCAGTAGTTCATATCCGTGACGCCCGAATGCGGATGCAACATTCTCCAGGGTGGAAATGGAAACGCTGACCTCATTGTTTAACAGGCGGCTGATTGTCACCTGGGCGACGCCGGATGCGCGGTGAAGTTTTCCCTGTGTTGAAAGGTCGCGGCTTTCGCTCATCCAGCGTTCCAGGTTGTGAGCCGCCAGCTGACCTATATCGCTCGGGCCGACAGGCTGAAAACCCTCCTGAGAAAGCGAACGATCAATATCAAGCCAGTTACGGGGTTTATTGGCGGCAGCTTCAATTTTTCGTGCAACCTGGTCGCCGATAACCTTCTTGCCAAGAGCCCAGCGGTTTACCAGATTTGCCTGAGTTCCAAGTTTTTCTGCCATCCGCGTCTGAACACCATTGAATTCACGGTCGATCAAGTCGTTGAGATTTTGCCTGCGGACGTCCTGGATACTTTTCATTTTCTGGAAAATCGCCTCATATATGAATCAGTAGATGATTCAATTTAAAGCAATATTACCCAACAGGTAAATGCACCTCATAGGTAACTATCCTTGATTTTTGTTACCTTATGGGTGAATATTTATTATCTGAAATAAATATCAGGCAATAGCTATGAGCGATAACGGACATTTCGATTTCAAAAAGCACTGGCTTGCACTTACTCCGGATGAGCGTGAAGCCTTCGCACAGGAAGCCGGAACGACGAGTCACTATATCCAGACTCACTTAACAGGTAAGCGCAAAATGCCAGGTAAAGTATTGATGAATGGGCTTTTTAAAGCCTGTAAAACAAGACAATGGTTGCGCTCAAAAGCAGAACTGGCATACTTCTTCTACTCATGATATCCAGCTACACCCCTCTGTAGACCGCCACCCGGCGGTCTTTTCATATCTATTCGCACCTTAAAGGTAATAAAAAACCAAATATGGTTGATCTTTTTTTTGTGTCAGCACAAAATAACCGTAATCCCAATACTAATAACAGGGCTTACCATGGAAATCATTACACGTATTGATGCCGCAAAGCGCGGACTTAAACGCTACTACACCGGAAAACCATGTAAGCACGGACATGACAGTGAACGCTGGGTTTACAACGGACACTGTGTTGAGTGCACCATGGAATCAAACCGTCGCATCAGGGCAGAGATTAAGCAGATCATGATTAATTCCTCCCCACAACACTCAAGCTGATAGCGGAGATTAATCATGAGCAGACATGCAACAGATTGGGCCTGGGAGACAGATCCAGGTAGCTCGTCATTAAAGCTCATACTGCTCTCGATGGCTGACAGAGCCGATGAATATAACCTCTGCTACCCCAGCATAGAACGCCTCGTTAAAGACACTTGCCTGAATAAAAAAACCGTGCAGGCCGGACTTATATCGCTCATGAAAATGGGGCTTATTTCAGATACCGGGGAGAGAAAGGGAGCGACAAAAAGAGTGCGGGTTTTCTCTCTTAATATAACCAAAAACGGGAACATTAAAGGCAACCGAGAGGGGGGCAATGAACCCGAAAACGGTAATGTTACCGAAAACGGGAATATACCCAAAAACGGGATGTTGAATGATCCCAAAAACGGGATCCAGAACCAGTCATATAACCAGTCATTTAACCAAGAGAGGGAGAGCAGGACAAAAAACGGGGATTCTGTGCATCATGACCCCGGCGCAAACAACGCCGTGATGAATAACTTTGTTCCTCCTAGTGGGCCAGGGCAATTAGGCAAATTTGTCATGCATGAACAATGGCAGCCATCAGATGACTTTCTTCGGAAAAGCTCATTGCAGGGGATCTACCTGGACAGTCTGCCAACGGCACAGGAACTTGCAGAGTTCAGAATTTACTGGATGGCTGAGGGTAAGGCATACCATCAGGCACAGTGGGAGCAGAAGCTGGCAAGGCGGCTGCAGATTAGCAGACAGAAGCAATCAACATTACCTGATAACAACGTTCCGCACTGGAACAGCCCTGAAGCATGGGAGGATTTCTTGTGAACAACGTTTTTACCGCGATACAAAACCGTGACGGAGAAGCCCTTTCTCGCATGTCAGGTTATGAGCATCAGTACACCAACAATGACAACGTGGTGAACATGTCAGCAGAGAGGCTTGTTGATGCCCTTTTCAAACAGCTGAAACAACTGTTTCCGGCGGCAGTGGTAACCAACCTGAAGACGCCAGAGCAGGAAGTTGCTGCAAAACAGCAGTGGATTGCTGCGTTTGCCGAAGGGGGGATCCGAACCCGTGAACAGGTTTCTGCTGGTATGCGCCACGCCCGCGCCAGTGAGTCTCCGTTCTGGCCGTCGCCAGGGCAATTCATCAAGTGGTGTAAAGACAGCAAGATGGTTCTTGGCGTCACCATTGACGATGTGATGGCGGAGTTTCACCGGTACAGCAAGGAAAAAAGTTTATATCCTGGTGGTCCCGAAAGATTCCCGTGGCGACATCCGGTTATGTACTGGGTCGTATGTGATACCCGCCGTGCAATGTATCAGCGCCAGCTTAGCGAGATTGAGGTTGAGAAACACGCGCGCAGGCTGCTCGATGATTGGGCGAAAAAGGTGGCTTCCGGACAGCAGATACCCGATCCGGTGATCAGCATACAGGCAAAGCCAGAACCCATGAGTACACCTCCGGACACAGGGAGAGACGTTTACCATCCACCAGGGCGAAGTTTCGGGTGCATGCCTAACGCCGCCACCCTTGGGGGAATAACACCGGCGCAGTGGCTGATGGAGGAATACAGGCGGGGAAAGGCGGCAGGATTTATCAAGTAATACCAGCGCGATAGCGCATTTTTTTACGTCTCGATGATTACCTACTGGGTAATAAAATATTCTAAAATCTATTGATTTAGTGTCTTATGTGGTTTTTAATTACCTCGGGGGTAAATCATGAGAAAACAGATACAGGCTCTTGGTCGACTCAAAACAGGCCAGATGAACAAAACAGAATCTGCGTATTGCCAGCACCTTGAGCAGCGTAAACGTGCAGGGGAAATCGCCTGGTATCGGTTCGAGGGTATCAAGCTGCGGTTAGCTGATAACACGTTTTATACGCCAGATTCCGCTGTGATGCTCGCCACCGGCGAGATGGAACTGCACGAAGTGAAAGGTTTCTGGACCGACGACGCCAGGGTGAAAACCAAAGTCGCCGCAGATCAGTATCCGTTCCGAATCATCGGGGTAACGGTTAAGCCAAAGAAAGCAGGTGGTGGCTGGAACATCGAAGAGTTCTGAATCGACGATCTTTTTAGTTATCAATGTAATCAATAAGTTATGTGGATAAGCGAGGGTAAAGATGGAAAGTAATATCAAAGGGTTAGTTTCCGCCGGGCATGAGATGGCTTCGGAACTGAAAGCAGAATGTGGTGCCGTTGATATGCGCAGTGTGGCAAAGCTGATCAGCGATTTGGCAACGCAACTGGAAGTGCAACTGGTGCGTGCTAATGCGCTGGCGGCGGAGAATGCGGGGCTGAAACATGCAATGGCTGTAACTCTTGAGCATGTGTCGGTCACGGATGCAGGGCAGGCCGGAGTTGCTGCAATGATTATCAACGATGCCCTGCACCACAGCGAAACTCCAGCCACCGATGCTTTTCTGGCTGAAATTCGTGCGGAGGCTCGCAACGAGGGGATTAACTATACCGCAAGCCGTCTTGCTGCTGCTTTCAACCACGGATTTATCAATAAGTCTTTACGTGAAGTTTTCGACGTTACACGCATGATTCTGTCAGCGAAAGAAGAGTTGGCTAATGAACCGCACCCGATTGATGGCCTGTCCGGTGAATATGCGGAGAAATCCCTTGAAGAATGGGCGGAACAGCTTCGTAAAGGAGTCATCCAGTGAGCAAGATTGACTATCAGGCACTGCGTGAGGCGGCAGAGAAAGCAACGTGTGGCGAGTGGTCGCTCGAATATGGAGATGGCCGATTTGATGGTGATGATGCACTAATTCATCGTGAAGTTGCTGGATATATTCCCATTTGCAGAATTGAAGGAGCGCATCCAGAAAGCCGTTTCTATGAAGATTTCCAAATGGAGCAGCAGGCCAATGCTGAATTCATCGCCGCAGCCAATCCAGCTACCGTGCTGGCACTGCTGGATGAACTGGAAGCAGCAAAAAAGCGCATTGCAGAACTGGAAGCGCGGGAAATACTGCTCCCGGAACGTAGCAGCATGCTTCATCGAACAGATTTTCACGATGATTACCAAACGGTAATGGCATACAAAGTTTCTGAAGTCATCGATGCAATCCGCGCTACTGGCATTCGCATCAAAGGAGAGTGAGATGATTCACTACCACGGTGGGCCTATTACTCCTGATACGTGCGCAATGAGAGCATGGAAAGGGCGACATGCGTTTATCAGTTTTGCGCATTCAGGCCAGATCAATCTCGCGGCTGAATACTGTCAGTCGTTCGCGCTGGACAACGGTGCATTCACCGCCTGGAAAGCAGCTGGCAAAAACAAAATCGACTGGAGCGATTACTACGAGTTTGTTGCTCGCTGGAAGAATCACCCAGGATTCGATTTTGCCATTATCCCGGATGTTATTGATGGCGGAGAGGAGGAAAATGATGCGCTTCTGAATGAGTGGCCTCACGGAAAACTAGCTGGCGTTCCAGTGTGGCACATGAATGAAAGTGACGAGCGATTTATTCATTTGTGCAATGAGTTTCCGCGAGTGGCTATCGGTAGTTGTGGCGACTATGACGTAAAGCGCCCAACTCTTGCGGTAGCCAGAATGAAAGACCTGATTCGTCACATTGTTGATGGGCATGGTCAGCCGGTTACGAAACTACATGGATTGCGCATGTTAAATCCGCTGATATTCACAAAATTACCCTTAGCCAGCGCAGATAGTACGAACGTCGCTCGAAACATCGGTATTGATAAAGCCTGGTCTGGGGCTTATGCACCTGCAAGTAAAGAGACACGCGCAGCATTAATGGTAGAACGGATTGAGGCACACAATAGCCCTGGTTCTCTTGCGTATTGTGAACAACGCGACCGCTTTGAAATGCAATTGCAACTAGCAGTTTAAGGACTAACAAATGACCACTATTACCAAAGAACGTATTGAATTGTTCATTAAAAATCCGCTTGAAAACGGGCTTACTCGTGGCGAACAAATGGAACTGGCACGAATTGCACTGGCATCACTGGGAGCAGAACCTGTAAGCCAAACTTACAAGTTGAACGAGCTGTCGGGCAACTATCCGGTAACTCCGGATGGTTGGATAAGCTGTAGTGAGCGAATGCCCGCTCAAGATGATTGGATTTTAATTTATTCAAAGCACGGCGAGTATATGGCAGGACAGGTACAAGGGGAATACGTGGAGTTGAGCGACGGCACTTTATCGTGGTTAGGGAACGCCTTGTACTGGATGCCTCTACCGGAACCGCCGCAGGAGGTTAATTGATGGTCTCCTTCGCGAAATATACGATTATTGACTGGATAGCATTCATTCAGGTTTTGCTCATCTGGTTTTATATGGCTTACAGGAGTGGACAGTGGATTGTCAGTGTAGCCTGTAGCAATGGATGGCGTTGGTGGAACCGAAAGAATAAAAAAGCGCTGGCCTTGGCTTCGTTTTACGAAGCATTCAATCTTAACAGTCTTCAGCCTGGTTTTGTCGTTGTAGTCACCACTCAAAGCGGCATGACGATACAAATTCACAAGCCAAAGGAGGAAGGTCGTGGCTAACCTGCAACTTGCCGTTAAAGGTGAATACTTCGATGCCATGATTCGCGGAGAGAAAACGGAAGAGTATCGCCTGTGTAATGACTACTGGAATAAGCGAATTATGTTCCGGGAGTATGACCGCCTGATTATCACAAAGGGATATCCGAAGCGCGACGATTCCAGCCGTAGAATTGATGTTCCGTATGACGGATATGAAATAAAGACAATCACACATCCCCACTTCGGCGATAAACCGGTAAAGGTGTACGCGATAAAGGTGAATATTGATGGCTAAATCAGCAGCAGAGCGCAAAGCCGCTCAGAGAGCCAGACAAGCTGCATCTGGTGTGCGTAAGCTGGAAATTGTGCTTGATGCTCAGGAAATTGAAATGCTGGAGCGTAACTGTGCCACGCGTCGCCCCGGGCGTGCGCCTTACGAATTTGGTGAGTATATAGCGTTACTGATCCGCCAGGATGATGCACGCGTGCGCGGGCGTATAAAATCGATCAGCAAAAAATGTTGCGGTAAGTGCGGCGAGAGAGTTCCAGTTAATTCATGCCCGTGTAATGGTGACTCGCAATGCTGGGTGACTAAAGGCTGGCATGAAACGAAATTAATAGTGTGACATGTCACGAGTAGATTATGCATGATGAATTTGATGGGGTTTGAATACTGCCGCCAACTATGGCGGCTTTATTTTGCATGGTACTATTACCACAACGGTAACTATTACCACGGTGGTTATGATGCCTGCTGAACCTAAAACCTATAAACGCAAATCAACGCAATTTAAGCCACTAACAGCAATGCAGGAGGCTTATTGCCAGTCATACATCAAAACGCCTGAAAACCAGACTCAGGCAGCGATTAACGCAGGATTCTCCCCAAATACAGCGGCAGTTAAAGCCAGTGTCATGATGCGCGATGAACGCATTCAAAAACGGATTGCCGAGTTGATGGAGGAGCGCAACAAACGAATGCGCGTCAGTGCTGATTACGTTCTCATGCGCCTGGTGGAGATCGACCAGATGGACGTGATCGACATCCTCAACGACGATGGGAGCCTTAAACCAATCCGTGAGTGGCCGAAAATCTGGCGCACTACGCTTAGTGGCTTTGATCTGTCATCGACCATCATGAACATGAACGAGGATTCGATAGAGACAATCCTCAAAAAAATTAAATGGCCTGACAAGGTGAAGAACCTTGAGCTGATTGGTAAGCATGTTGATGTCAACGCGTTCAAAGAACGTCTGGATGTTAATGTGAATGTGACAATTGCTGATCGCATAGCAGCAGCCAGGAAGCGACTCAAAGAACGTCAGGATGGTAATCAGTGACAGATACAGCGTTATCTCCTGAAGAGCAGTTGATCGAGGATATTGCAGGGTTCACTCACGATCCGCTTGGCTATGCCCTCTATGCGTTCCCGTGGGGGGAAGAGGGTACTGAACTGGCACATGCCACCGGTCCACGTCAGTGGCAGGCCGATGCGTTCCGAGAGATACGTGATCACCTGCAGAATCCAGAGACGCGCTATCAGCCGCTTATGCTGGCACGCGCTTCTGGTCACGGTATTGGTAAATCCGCATTCATCTCAATGCTGATCAACTGGGGCATGTCCACTTGCGAGGATTGTAAGGTCGTGGTGACCGCCAACACCGACAACCAGCTACGAACGAAGACCTGGCCGGAAATTATCAAGTGGTCGAACCTTGCTATCACGAAAGACTGGTTTACCTGTACCGCTACTGCGATGTACAGCAATGATCCTGGGCACGACAAGCGGTGGCGAGCTGACGCAATCCCCTGGTCTGAGCACAACACTGAGGCATTCGCCGGACTACACAACGAGCGCAAACGCATCATCGTGGTATTCGATGAAGCGTCGAACATTGCGGATCTGGTGTGGGAAGTTGCTGAGGGTGCGCTTACGGACGAAGACACTGAGATTATCTGGGTGGCGTTCGGAAACCCGACGCGTAATACCGGACGTTTCCGTGAATGTTTCCGCAAGTATAAACACCGCTGGAAAACTGCGCAGATTGACAGTCGGACGGTGGAAGGTACCAACAAACAGCAGTTGCAGAAATGGGTTGATGACTACGGGGAAGACAGCGACTTCGTTAAAATCCGTGTGCGTGGCATATTCCCTGATGCATCTGAATTGCAGTTTATCCCTACCGGTCTTACTGACGAGGCAATGAAACGGGTGGTAACCGCTGCGCAGGTTGCACATGCTCCGGTGATAATCGGCGTTGACCCGGCATACTCCGGCGTTGATGACGCTGTGATATACCTGCGGCAGGGGCTACACAGTAAGGTGCTGTGGACTGGCAACAAGACCACTGACGATCTGATAATGGCGAAGCGTATCGCTGACTTTGAAGACCAGTACCAGGCTGACGCAGTGTTCATCGACTTCGGTTACGGAACTGGTCTGAAGTCAATCGGTGACGGCTGGGGTCGTACATGGCAACTTGTTCCGTTTGGTGGCGCGTCTACTGACCCGCAGATGCTCAACAAGCGTGGGGAGATGTTCAACTCATGCAAGACATGGCTGAGGCTGGGCGGCATGCTTGATGACCAGGAAACAGCGGACGACCTGTCGGCGGCAGAGTACAAAGTTCGAGTGGACGGTAAAATCGTTATCGAACCGAAGGAAGATATCAAGGAGCGGCTTGGGCGTTCTCCTGGTAAAGGCGATGCGCTACTGCTGACGTTTGCGTTCCCGGTAGCCAAGAAAACTAATGACCCACGGCAGCAGCAGGGCAGGGCTATAACAGACTATGACCCATTTGAATGATTTTTACTTTTGTGTTTTTGATTTTCTTTGATAGGTGGAATTTAAATCACCATTTATATTTACTAGAGGATTATTCAATAATGTACTGATTTCTGGATTGTTAATTCCAGTAACGCCAAGTTTCTTTACGGACTCATTAAAGTCTTGTAATGATTTTAGACCTACAAGCCCATTAGCAATTGTATTATTTGTTGCCAAAGGAATGTTTTTCTTATAGGACTCATATTCGTTTTTTAAATTTTTGTGAGTTTTTTCTAGATTTTCTAGTTTAGATGTTGTTTCATCAATAACCTTAGATAATTCTAAAATACGAGCTTGTGCTGCGCGCAGTTCTGTCTCCCTCTCTTTCAATTCAGATGTGAGTTGTCCCATTCTGTCTTTTGAAAGAATTATTTCCTCTTTCATGTCTTGAATGTTTTTTTCAGCGCCTGTTTTTACTTTTTCGTAAGTAATGTCTTTTTTAGCCAGCAATCTCTGTAGCCGTGTTTCACGTTGTATTTTTCTTGCCTTCCGGTGGTTTTCGATTGAGTCATTATTATCAAGAGGTTTTGCTTGCCATACGTTAATGATATTGTTTACCCATGGTAATAGGCAGCAGATAGTAATTACAGATAAGCATGGATAAAACATAACAGTTTTCCATGTGCTGTTATCTGAGATGTATGAAATTTTATCTATTATATTTGATTTGCTAAAAAACAGATAAAGAAGTGATTTCCAGTTGAAGGCGCACCAGGACATAACAAAAGCACCAAGCACAGGGTTTTTAGCTCGATGCACGGCAGTATTGGCAGTAGATAAAAACAGCTCTTTGAACGATTCGAACATACTAATTACCTTAAAGTTTTTCATGATTATACCTTTAAGGTAATTTGTGGTCATCAGGCAAAAAAAATGCCCGGCGAACCGGGCGAACTGGAAGCAATGAGTTATGCCTTCCGTGGCTGTACGGGTTTACAGCATGAAGTCATCGCAATGGCGTCCTGCTGTAAAAAGGGCGGTGATAGGCCTTCAAGGGAAACCATCACCGCCAAGCCCCTGGAACTTCTGGCATCACGGTCCTCAGGCGTGATTCTGGCGTGGCATGCAGGATTCGAACCTGCGACCAACCGCTTAGAAGGCGGTTGCTCTGTCCAACTGAGCTAATGCCACAACGCTGAGAGCACTTAGCCTGTTAAGGCGCCACACTTTGTCGCGGCTCCATAAATGCTCTCATCGTTGTACCCTCGTCTCTTCCGAGGCGTCACACCGAATCGCCGGGATGGTGAATCCCCGTGCGCGGAATAAAACCGCTCGACTTGCACATTCCGGCTACCTGGTTCGTTTGCCCGAGCAAGGGAGGGTGCCCCTTAAACGTATCCAGACCGCTATCGGCGCATGTGCCATACGCCGTACTGCTCAAAATAAAAGCTCACTCCACCTGTTCAATTTAACGACAAGCCAGTCAGGTTAGTAACCGGAATGAACTCTTTGGTTACCTGAAGGGTAATAATTTGTGCGTTAAATGTCAACTATCTACGATAAATAAATCATATGTGGTTAAATTGGTAATAATTTAATTGCGTACGGAGTCATTGATATGTGCATGGGTAGCTCACCATCAGTGCCTGCAACACCAGAAGTTCAGGCAGCACCACAGGAGCAGGATGCCGCCGTTGTTGATGCCCGCGACGAAGAAACACGTCGCCGTCGCGCTGCTGCTGGTCGTAGTTCTACGCTGCTTACCGGTTCTCAGGGCGACACATCAACCGCTAATACCAGCGGTAAAACACTGCTTGGTCAGTAACCGGAGTCATTGAAATGGCGGAAACAACTAAAGAGCGATTGAACAAACAGTTCGCACAACTTGAAAGCGAGCGTCAGTCGTTCGAGTCGCACTGGCGCGAGTTGAGTGATTACATCAACCCGCGTGGTTCCCGCTTTCTGACTTCTGAGGTTAACCGTAACGATCGACGCAATACACGCATTATTGATTCGACCGGGACTATGGCGGCGCGCACTCTTGCCAGCGGCATGATGTCAGGCATAACAAGCCCCGCCCGTCCGTGGTTTCGCCTGGCTACGCCAGATCCTGAAATGATGGACTATGGCCCTGTTAAGTTGTGGCTTGAGGCAGTTCAGAACCGCATGAACGATATGTTCAATAAGTCGAATCTCTACCAGTCCCTTCCGCAGTTATACGGAAGCCTCGGCACATACAGCACTGGTGCAATGGCGGTGCTGGAGGATGACGAGGACATCATTCGCACAATGCCATTCCCGATAGGCAGTTACTACCTGGCTAACTCACCTCGTGGCAGTGTGGACACCTGTTTCCGCAAGTTCTCTATGACTGTTCGTCAGCTTGTTCAGGAGTTCGGGCTAAATAACGTCAGCGAATCCGTAAAAAGCATGTGGGAAAGCGGCACCTACGAGAAGTGGATTGAAGTGATGCATTCGGTTTACCCGAACATTGACCGCGATACATCGAAGCTGGATAGCAAGAACAAGCCATTCAAATCGGTTTATTACGAGGTTGGTGGCGATAACGACAAGTTGTTGCGTGAGTCCGGATTCGATGAGTTTCCAATTATGGCTCCGCGCTGGGAAGTTAACGGCGAAGATGTTTATGGATCATCATGCCCGGGTATGCTGGCGCTTGGATCTGTTAAGGCATTGCAGCTTCTTCAGAAGCGCAAGTCGCAGTTGATTGATAAAGCCACCAATCCGCCGATGGTTGCTCCGACTTCCCTCAAGAATCAGCGCGCCTCCCTTCTTCCTGGCGACATCACGTATATCGATCAGATTACTGGTCAGGATGGCTTCAGGCCTGCTTATCTGGTTAACCCCAGTACAGCAGATTTGGTGGCAGACATTCAGGACACTCGTCAAATCATTAACAGCGCCTACTTTGTCGATCTGTTCATGATGTTGCAGAACATCAATACCCGCTCGATGCCTGTTGAAGCGGTGATCGAAATGAAAGAAGAAAAACTTCTGATGTTGGGGCCGGTTCTGGAGCGTCTGAACGACGAATGTCTTAATCCTCTCATTGACCGCGCTTTCTCGATGATGGTGCGTAAAAACATGCTGCCGCCACCGCCTGACGCGATGGAAGGCATGCCCCTGAAGGTCGAATACATTTCCGTCATGGCTCAGGCGCAGAAGTCTATCGGCCTGTCCAGTCTGGCGTCCACGGTTAACTTCATTGGTCAACTTGCGCAAGCGAAACCAGAAGCTCTCGACAAACTCAACGTTGATCAGGCGATCGATGCATTCGCTGATATGTCCGGAGTGTCTCCAACCGTCATTGTTCCGCAGGAACAGGTTGAGCAGGCTCGCCAGCAACGGGCACAGCAACAACAGCAGCAACAAATGATGGCGATGGGGATGGCGGCGGCACAGGGTGCCAAGACGCTAAGCGAAGCTAAAACTTCGGATCCGAGTGTTTTGTCAGCTATGGCGAATGCAGTTAGTGGTCAGGGTGGGCAATCACAATGACAGATTACGAAGACGATCAACTGAAAGAAGAAAACGCCCGTAAGCAACGTGACATGGCACAGCGTGAAATTGATGACATTCGCTTTGTCATGAGCAGTGAACAGGGGCGTCGCGTTGTCTGGTCGGTGCTGGAGAAAGGCCGTGTGTTTTCCGCTATCTCACCGATGGACGCTATGGCAATGGCATTTAATGAGGGGCAACGCAATCTGGCGCTGGAACTGTTTCAGCGCGTTATGGCGCATTGCCCTGAACAGTATTTGAAGATGGCCAAAGAGGCCAGTGAACAGGAGTGATCATGAATTTATTTGAGCGTTTGCTGTATCGCCGTCTTTGCAATGAGCAACCAGTCGATGGTGGAGCAGCTCCTGCTGCGTCAGAACCGTCAGCGCCTGCAGGTGATAACCCTGCTCCAGTTGGTGATCCATCACAACAGGAAGGTGATAAGCCACAACCTGTTGCTGATGGCGATAAACCTGCTGATGACAAAAAGCCTGAAAACGATAAGCAGGATGAAAAAAAGGGCGGCGATAAACCAGAGGGTGCGCCTGAGAAGTACGAGTTTCAGGCTGCCGAAGGCGTAGAGCTGGATACAGAAGCGTTGAAGGAATTCGAGCCGGTGGCGCGAGAACTAAACCTGACCAACGAGCAAGCGCAAAAGCTGGTTGATGCTTATCCGAAGATTCTGGCAGGTGTGCAGCAGCGCCAGGCAGAAGCCTGGCAGAAAACAACCGAGCAGTGGGCTGCTGATGTAAAAGCTGACAAAGAAATCGGTGGCGACAAGTTGATTTCTAACCTTAGCGCCGCACAGCGTGCGCTTGACCAGTTCGGGACACCTGAACTCAAAGAATATCTGAACACCACCGGGCTGGGTAATCACCCTGATCTGGTCAAAACGTTCGTGAAAATCGGAAAGGCGATGTCTGAAGATGGCATGGTCACCGGTGGTAATGAAGGCCAGCGTAGTGCGGCCGAAGTGCTCTATGGCAAATAAGAGAGGAAATGACAATGGCTGTTAAAGGCTTAACTGCGCTGACGCTGGCTGACTGGGGTAAGCGCGTCGATCCAAACGGGAAAGTCGATAAGATTATCGAGCTTCTCGGTCAAACTAACCCGATCCTTCAGGATATGCCTTTTGTCGAAGGGAACCTTCCTACCGGACACCGAACCACCATTCGTTCTGGTTTACCTTCAGCTACCTGGCGTTTGCTGAACTATGGCGTACAGCCAAGCAAATCAACCACAGTACAGGTAACCGATTCCGTTGGCATGCTGGAAACCTATGCGGAAGTCGATAAGTCACTGGCTGATCTGAACGGCAATACCGCCGAATTCCGCCTGTCTGAAGACCGCGCATTTATTGAAGCGATGAATCAGCAGATGGCGCAGACGCTGTTTTATGGTGATTCCAGCGTTAACCCTCAGCAGTTTATGGGACTGTCCTCCCGCTATTCCAGCCTGTCTGCGGGTAATGCTCAGAACATCATTGATGCTGGTGGCACGGGTACAGATAACACCTCAATCTGGTTAGTGGTGTGGGGCGAAAACACCGTGCATGGCATCTTCCCGAAAGGGCAGAAGGCTGGCATCCAGATGGAAGATAAAGGCCAGGTGACACTGGAAGATGCTAATGGCGGCAAGTACGAAGGCTATCGCACCCATTACAAATGGGATAACGGACTTGCTCTGCGTGACTGGCGTTATGTTGTTCGCATTGCAAACATCGATGTCAGCAATCTTTCAGAACCATCCTCTGCCGCAAATATTGCGAAGTTGATGGTTAAAGCACTGCATCGCATTCCAAACCGTGGCATGGGCCGCCCGGTGTTCTACATGAACCGCACTGTAGGCCAGGCTCTTGATCTGCAGTCTCTGGAGAAAACATCTCTGGCTATCAGCGTAAAAGAGACAGAAGGCGAGTGGTGGACTTCATTCCGTGGTGTACCAATCCGTGAAACTGATGCGCTTCTGGAAACAGAAGCCCGCGTGGTGTAACGCCTGTTATTAACCTGTGGGTCGTAACAGACCCACTAATGGAGAAAGAAGATGATCACCGACAAACTGTTGATGTTCTCCGAAGCACAGGCGGTAACTGATACCGCGGCTTCTACTGACGTAATCGATCTCGGTCCAATTGATGGAAACCATCGCGATATCGGCGTGGGTTACCCGCTTGAGTTTTGGGTGCTGGTTAACGCAGCCGCCGCAGCAAGCGGTGATGCAACTGTAAACATCCAGTTGCAGACGAGTGAGAATAACAGCTCATGGACCACTATTTATGATAGTGGCGCACTGGCAAAGACCGCCCTGACAGCAGGTAAACGAGTTGTTTCTGCAAAGGTGCCTGCCGGTGTTCAGCGATATCTGCGTGTTAACTACTCCGTCGCAACTGGCCCACTTACGGCTGGCGAATTCACTGCTGGTATCAGTCTTGATGTTGATGCCAATACGCCGTATCCGATCCGCTCAAAAGTAACTGGTTAAGGTGATATCGATGTCAGGTGAGAAACCAAGATACCGCGTTCTGCTCCTCTCTCATATCCATAACACTCTGTGGCCGGAGGGGGCAGAAATCGAATACGAAGGTGAGCCTGGTAGCGCACTGGAACCTGTTAACGATGCAGCCAGACAGGCAAAAGCAAAAGTTGCAGGAAAGGTGTCAATGGCAGCAATCAGCACCAAAATCATCAACGATGTGTCAGATGATGGTGAACTGGATAAGCTCCGTGAAGAGTACGAATTGCTCTTTAACGAGAAGCCACACCATAACGCTAAAGCCGAAACGCTCCGCGAGAAGATCGCAGATAAGCGTAAAGAACTAGGCGTGTAAGCCTCGCGAATCCGACAAGGGGCTTCGGCCCCTTTATTGCAGGAGTGTATATGGAACTCGTAAACCTCAAAACCGGCACTGACAGCTACCAGGATGAGAGCGGAGAAACCAGAACTCGCGATGAATACCCGTGGGGGCTGTGCATCACTCTTAATAACGACACATTGAATAAGCTGAAGGCGCAACCTCAGGGCGTCGGAACAGAAGTGATGATAACTGCAAAAGCTGTTATTCGAGGCCTGTCTGCCAGAGAAACTGACGATGGTGTTAATCGCAGCGCCGATCTGCAGATCACTGATATGGCGATCGCTCCTGTTTCCGGGGATGTAGAAAAATCAGCGGCTGAAACCCTGTACGGCAATGGGGGTGAGTAATGGCCTCTGTAGTAGAGATCTGCAATCGTGCGCTGTCCAATATTGGCAATAGCCGCAGCATTAACAGCCTGACGGAAGCCAGCAAGGAAGCGGGGGAATGTTCGCTGCACTTTGAGGCCTGCCGTGATGCTGTGCTTTCTGATTTTGACTGGAACTTTGCTACCAAACGCGTGGCGCTTGCAGATACGAGCAATCCACCGCCTGACTGGGAATATGCGTACCAGTACCCGTCAGATTGTCTGCGCATTACTGAAATTATGCTTCCTGGTGTACGCAATCCAACAGCAGCAATGCGCGTTCAGTACGAAGTTGGTGCAGACACCAACGGAACAGGAAAGTTGATCTACACAGACCAGCCTCAGGCATGGCTCAAGTATGTCTCTCGCGTTACAGATGTGAACATGTTTGATGCCATTTTTATGGAGGCGTTGGCCTGGCGTCTTGCGGCAGCTATTAACATGGCGCTGACTGGGAATGCAGACCTCGGTACGTTTGCCCTCAATATGTACAATCGCGTGATTCTTAGTGCTGGCTCGCATAGCCAGAATGAATCACAGGAACCACAGCCACCGGTTGACGAGTTTACCATTGCGAGGTTGTCCTGATGGCTATCAGTTGGATCCAGCCCAGCTTTGCTGGTGGTGAGATTGGACCGTCGTTGTACGGACGTATCGACATGGCGAAGTACCAGGTGGCATTGCGCAAGTGCGATAACTTTATCGTGCGGCAGTATGGCGGCGTTGAGAATCGACCTGGTACGCGTTTTGTCGGTGCCGCCAAATATCCAAATCGGAAATGCCGCCTGATCCCGTTCCAGTTCTCGACGGTTCAGACTTATGCTCTGGAGTTCGGACACCAGTACATGCGCGTTATCAAAGATGGTGCGTTGGTGCTGAACAGCAGCAATGTTATTTATGAAATTTCCACGCCATATACTGAAGCCGATCTGTTCCGAATTAAATTCACGCAAAGCGCAGACGTGCTTACGCTGGTTCATCCGGCATACCCGCCGAAAGAGTTGCGCCGCTATGCGCATGACAACTGGCAACTGGTTGATGTGGTAACGAAGAACGGGCCATTTGAAGATATCAATATTGACGAGTCAGTGACGGTTTATGCCAGCGCCAGCACCGGGACAATTACGCTAACGGCAAGCGCCTCTATTTTTGGCGCGGAGCAGGTAGGCAAATTGTTCTATCTGGAACAGCCTGCAGTGGATTCTGTGCCGGTATGGGAAACCAGTAAGAGTACGTCGATTGGCGATATTCGCCGAGCAGACAGTAACTACTATCGCGCCGTTAAAGCAGGCAAAACAGGTACTTTGCGCCCTTCGCATACAGAAGGCACATCATGGGATGGCTGGGGCGGATCCGGTGATGATGATACTGGCATTGAGTGGGAATATCTGCACAGTGGTTTTGGCATTGCCCGTATCACTGCTGCAAATGGAACTACTGCAACTGCCGAGGTGATTTCCTATATCCCTTCGCAGGTAGTTGGCGAGGATAATGCCAGCTATAAATGGGCTAAATATGCCTGGAACAGTGTTAATGGTTATCCTGGCACTGTTGTTTATTATCAACAACGTCTTTACTTCGCCGCATCGACTGCGTTTCCTCAGACTATCTGGGCCAGCCGTACCGGGGATTATAAGGATTTTGGCAAAAGCAATCCTACGCAGGATGACGACAGAATTATCTACACCTATGCCGGGCGTCAGGTTAATGAGATCCGTCACCTGATTGATGTTGGTTCGCTGGTGGCGCTGACTTCCGGAGGTGAGTACGTCATCACTGGCGACCAGAACAAAGTGCTTACCCCATCATCATTTGCATTCAGCTCTCAGGGATCAAATGGCTCGAGCAATGTCCCACCAATTGCCGTGGCGAATATTGCTCTGTTCGTCCAGGAGAAAGGCAGTGTTGTCCGTGATCTGGCCTACTCATTCGATGTTGACGGCTATCAGGGGAACGACCTGACCATCCTTGCCAATCATCTTTTTCAGAAGCACAGTATTGTTGACTGGTGCTTCTCTATTGTCCCTTACTCCAGCGCCTTCTGCATTCGTGATGACGGTAAATTACTGGTGATGACCTATTTGCGTGATCAACAGGTTTTTGCATGGGCACCACAATCCAGTACCGGAAAATATGAAAGCACATGCAGTATCAGCGAAGGCAATGAAGATGCGGTGTATTTCGTCGTTAACCGAACCGTTAACGGGCAAACAGTGAGATACATCGAGCGACTGTCCAGCCGTTTATTTACCAGCGATGAAGATGCTTTCTTTGTTGATTCTGGCCTTAGCTATGATGGAAGAAATACGTCTGACAGAACGATGATCATCACTGGTGGTTCTGGCGAATGGGATTACCGCGAGGAATATACAATCAGTGTTTCTGGTGGTGCGTACTTCACCAGTAGTGATGTCGGTGCGCAACTACAGTTCCCTTATACCGGAACTGATCCTGATACTGGCGATGAAGTGTCAAAAGAATTACGTTGCGACATTATTTCTGTAACCAGCAATACCGCAGTAGTGGTTCGTGCTAACAGGAACGTCCCGCCATCCCTCAGGAATGTGGCCACCACGAACTGGCAGATGGCGCGCCGGACATTTGGAGGCCTGTCTCATCTTGAAGGCCAGACCGTAAACATTCTCTCTGATGCGAACGTGGAACCACAGAAAGTGGTTTCCGGAGGTGCCGTCACGCTGGAATCACCGGGGGCTGTAGTGCACATCGGCCTGCCAATAACTGCTGAATTCGAAACACTGGATATCAACATTAACGGACAGGAAACGCTGCTGGACAAAAAACAGGTGATCCCGTCCGTTACTCTGGTTGTGAATGCCAGTCGCGGCATCTGGGCGACTACGCCCGGCGGTAAATGGTACGAATATCCACAGCGTGAATTCGAGTTCTACGATGATCCTGTTGATGATGCTACCGGAAAAGTAGAAGTGAAACTGGACAGTAACTGGGGCAAAAACGGACGTGTAAAAATCCGTCAGCTTGATCCGTTGCCGCTGTCTGTTCTTGCCGTTATTCCTCGCCTTACTGTTGGGGGATTCTGATGATCGATGTTCAAGTTATTCCCGCTACCGAAGAGCATCTTCAGATGATTTTGCCGGATGTTCGTCAGGCTGATATTGACGAATTGTATGCGGTATCACTGATGACTACCGAAGATGCACTGCGTGTTGGTCTGCGCACTGCGACTATGGCCTGGTCAGGATTTGCGAACGGAGAACTGGTAACCATGTTTGGCGTATCTCCGGCGTCAATGATCGGTGGCAATGGTACGCCCTGGCTGGTCGGAACCAGCCGTATTGAAAAATATCAGAAGACATTTCTGCGCCACTGCCGCCCTGTATTGCAGCAGATGCTGGCAGTTTATCCGCGCCTGGAAAACTATGTCGACGAGCGAAACCATGTTGCCAAAGCATGGCTGCACTGGCTTGGATTCAGGCTTGAAGAGGCCGCGCCTTATGGTGCTCTTGGTCTTAATTTCCACAGATTTCACATGGAGAGAAAATAATGTGCGATCCGGTTATTGCTGGTGGCGCAATGCTCGCCATGAGTGGCATTCAGGCATACACCCAGTACCAACAGGGAAAGTATGTCTCGAAGGTTGCAGAAGCGAACGCAGATATAGCCACAGCTCAGGCAAATGATGCAATAAACAGAGGTAACGCTGAAGCTGAGCAACGGCGCAGAGAGACCCGACAGCGGCTTGGTACACAGGCGGCGACAATGGGGGCGACCGGCGCCGATTTATCTACCGGTAACGCGCTGGATATATTTGGCGACACTGCCCAGTTTGGCGCTCTTGATTCGCTGACGACGGTGAATAACGCGCAACGCGAGGCTTACGGTTATCAGGTTCAGGCTGCCAACTATAAAGCAGAAGCCAGTTCAGCCCGTAAACAGGGGAATGTGGGAGCAGCAACAACATTGCTCACTGCGCCTCTGAAGGCATACGGTGCGTACCAGATGTTTGGTGGGACGTGGAGTCCGTTTACTCAAAGCACCCCTGCGCCAATCGGGGCAGCAGCAGGAACCAGATTACCCGGAGGATTATAATGCCAGTCGTACCAACAGTATCCGGCCGTCAGGTTCAGAGCCGTGGAGTTCAGTCAGCAGGCTTGCAGACGTTTTCTCAGCCAGGTATTGGTGATGCTTTTGTTCGGGCAGGGACAGAGGCAATTGATGTTTTTGGTCAGGCAAAACAGCGTGCCAATATCGCTCTGGCTCAGGAGGCATCTCTTAACCTCAGTCAGATAAGCAGTGATCTGCTGAATAATCCTGAAACAGGATTGCTTAACCTGAAAGGGAAAAATGCTATTGGAAAAGGTCAGGAGTATACGCAGCAGTTTGATGCTCAGGTCGAACAACTGGCTGTGTCGCTGCCGGATGAACAGGCTCGTAATGCTTTCATGCAGCAGGCGCAGCAGCAGCGCATTCAGTTCACTACGCAGGCAGGGCGGCACGAGATAGGGCAAATAAATGCCTACGAAGAAGGCCAGTTTCAGGCTACGCTGCTGAACAATGGTAAAAATGCCGCAGCATTGTATGGCGACAACGCCGCATACGTATTGGCTAATAAGCAAACTTTCCAGCAAATTGAGGATTACGGCATTGCACATGGCTGGAGTGACGAGCAAATCCAGGCCAAGAAAATCGAGTTTAAAGAAGCAACAGCAAAAGCAACTGCTCAAAATGCTATTGGAGCAAACTATCTTCAGGTAAGACAGCAAAATGGCGAGTTAAGCGATACTGCTGCTGGATCTCGCCGTGCTGTAGCAGATAGTGGCTCTTCCGATCGTACCCGCGGTATACGCAACAATAACCCCGGCAATCTTGAATACAGCAAAACTAATCCGTGGGTTGGGCAGACTGGTGATGATGGTCGCTTTGCCAAATTCGAAACCCCTGAACACGGTATTCGTGCATTAGGGCGGAACCTGATGTCGTATCAGCGGCAGGGTATTGATACCGTCAGCGAGATAATTAATCGCTGGGCACCGCCTACTGATAAAAATGACACTATGTCGTATATCAAAGCAGTGTGCGAACAACTTGGCGTTTCTGCTGATGAGCCTCTCGATGCATCAAATCCTGATACCCTGAAGGCGCTTTGTGCAGCCATTATCCATCATGAAAACGGTAGCCAGCCATACAGTGATCAGCAGTTAACTGCAGGTATTAGTGCTGCGCTGGGGCTTTCTCAGCTACCGACAAAAAATAAACGTTATACCGGTGTAGCTTGGTTCGATGCTTTAAGTGAATCAGATCAGGCCAGCGTGTTGCGACAGACTGATGCACTAGCCAGACAACAGCAGGCTGAATATAAAACGATGCTCGACAGCCGGGTTCGCGATGCGACGGCTGCGTATATGCGTGGCATTGAATTTCCTAACCCACCTGGTGAGGATGATTTTATTGCAGCTTATGGAGTCAGAGAAGGAAACCTGCGATATACCGAGTTTAAGAATACGCAGATCGCTGGACAGTATATAGGCTCTTTCCGCAACATGCCGACAAGCAGCATTACAGCATATGTTGAGCAATTACGCCCGGATACTGGTGATACAGGGGAGGGGTATGCGGCACGCGCAGCTCTTTATGACAACGTTGTTTCGGCTGCAAATCAGGTGATAAAGCAGCGGCAGTCGGATCCTGTGCAGTTCTCTCTTTCCTCCGGACAGGCAAAGCCTATCGACATGAGCAATAAGGATAACTTTGGACAGAGCGTTGCCTTGCGTGCTGCTCAGGTCAGTGACCTTGCTAAGTCATATGGCACTCCGCTGACGTTCTTTTCCAAAGACGAGGCCAATCAGATCGGTGTTTTCTTTCGTGATGCGCCCGTTTCCCAACAGGCAGCATATCTCGATACCATCAGGCAGAGCACTGGTGGTGGGCAGGTGTATATGTCAGCACTACAGCAGATCAGTGCCAACGCTCCATCTGCTGCCGTTGCCGGGATACTGATGGATAAGCCAGGTGGTATTTTGGCAGAAAAAAACTGGTTTAATCCGGATGTTTCCGTGTCTCCTGAAACCGCTGCGCAGACAATTCTTGCTGGCGCGGCGGCTCGTAAAGGTACTGATGATGCGAAAGGTATTCCGATGCCTAAAGATGCTGATCTTCGCCTTGAGTTTTCTGACATGGTGAAGGATGCATTTGCTGGTGACGCTCAGGGGGCATCAATGGCATACGAGATCGCAAAGGATTATTACGCTGGTGTGATGGCGAAAAAAGGCGTGGTATCAGGCGAAATTGACAATGATGTCTGGAAACAGGCTGTTAACGTAGCTACAGGTGGCGTGCATGACTATAACGGAATGGGGAATGTCCTTTTGCCGTGGGGAATGTCTGCAGAGCAATTCGATAAGCAGGTTAATCAGGCTTGGAATGAACAAGTTGTCGGCTCCGGGATAAAAACACCGCCTGGTCAGTATGGTTTGCAAAGTTACGGCGATAGTCAGTACCTGGTGAAACTTGGTACTGGTTATCTGCTGAAAGATGATGGTTCTCCCGTTGTTCTTAATCTGACACAGAAACGTCAGAGATTCTCCGGAGATATTCCGCAATGAGTTACTTTGGCCTTAATCCAGTAAACCAGAATCAGCAGCTTGACGAAGCAGCATCAAATCCAGCTGGCTTTAACAGCGATGTTGGTTTTTTCGACAATGCTGTAGGAGCGGCATTGTCTGGTTTGTACTCCGGGCTGGTGGCAAAGCCAGATCAGTTGCTATGGGCAGGGATGGATAAAATCGTATCCCCGATTGCTCAGTTTGTTAACGAAAACACCTCGCTCAATGACACTTCAGTTTCATACATTGCTGAGCAGAGAAAACTAGCAGAGCAGCAGGTTAAGCGGCTGACGCCTGATGCCGCGACAACCGGAACCGCCGGGCAGGTTCTTTATGGGTTGTTCGATATGGGCGGGCAGGCTGTTGTCGGTACAACGCTCGGTGGTCCTGTCGGAGGTGCAGCGGCGGTAACTTCGCTACAGGGTTTTTCTGAGTTTGAACGGCTGATAGCACAGGGTGTTGATTTCAGGACGGCGCAGGAAGCGGGATTAGTGCAGGGCATTACTGCTGGTGCCGGAACACTGATCCCTATGAGCCTCGGGTTACGTGCTGGTGGTGCGCTGGCGGAAGGTGTGGCGGCTCAGCTTGCGCGGACGGGTGAGAGTTCAGTGCGACGCGCCGCAGCAACAGCAGTACGTGCAACGCCAGATATTGCCTATGCCGCAGGTACAAATATTGCGTTCGGTATGGCACAGCGTGGGCTTACTGCAAAAACGCTTCGTGATGGTGGCTATAGCGAAATGGCTAACCAGTATGATGTGTTGGATCGACAGGCAATTGCTATTGATGCTGTTCTTGGGGTGGCGTTTGGTGGTGTCGGCAGATTTATTAACTCTCGCGGCGAGTCTACAAGCGCACCAAATTTTTCACCAGTTGATATCGATGCTGCACTGGCGGCGAATGCCGCTCATCATGCTGAAATTGATATTGCTCCTGGCGTGCCGATCAACGTGCTTTCGCGTAATTCTCACATTCAGGCTCTGCGAAAAGCCATGTCTGATGTTAGCCAGGGGAGACCTGTAGACGTTGCCAGCATTGTTGAGTCTGCATCTTTCAGTGAAATCCCTGGGCACAAGAGTCTGCTTTCTCAGGCAGTTAATGAGGCTCTGTCATCTGTAGATGATGGAAAAACGGCGCGCGCTATAGAAAATCGGTTGCTTGAAGAACAGGCCGCGCAGCTTTTGTCGCGTGGCGATAGACAGGTTTACCAGTCTGAAATCGCTAATAGCCAACGAATTATCGACAATCTCACTGAACAGCGCGCACAAATTCTTGCAGAAGATCCAACTGGTAGCGGTAAAGCTTTGTCTCGTGCTCGATCAGATAAACAGGCCAGAATTCGCGATATTGACCAACGAATCCGGCAGGCACAAGAACGCCTGGAATTTTCCCGTAACGCGTTGGCGCCGCACGAGCCTGGAGGTCAGTTTTTTGAAGCTCGAGCAGAACTGGCACGACGACAGCAGGCAGAAAGTGAACTTAATGCTCAGGCTGTTTCATTCTATAAAACAGCAGAGGTCAGGACGCCAGACGAAGTAGCTCCTTTTGAGCCCGGTAAGATATTGCAACAGACAGAACAAAAAATGATGGCAGATCCGGCAGGAGATATTGATCTGCGTATAGCTGAAGACTCGCTGCTTGAATCTCCGGACATGATAATCACCGTGCTGGATGATGATGGTAATCCACAATCGCGCAGTGCGCGTGAAGTACTGGATGAAGCGAACAGGGAAAGTGAGCAGGCAATACAGGATTCCAGCCTGTTTGATGTTGCTGTGGCGTGTTTCTTGAGAGGTTAAATTAAATGAGACAGGAATGTATACAAGCGGTCCAGCAGGCGGCGCAGCGCACGTTAACGGCGCGAGAAATACAGAACATTGAAGACCGCATTTATCGAAATATGCGCTCCATTGCTCGTGATGACCCGATGTCGTGGCGACAACTTTCCGAATCAGAACGGTTGTATCGTGCAGCACAATTGGCATCTGAAGAATTACAGCGAGAAGCGACATTAAAGAAACGTCGTGTGGCTCTCACTATAGCCGCACGTCAGAGATTGGATAAATTTATCAATAGCTATCAAGGGGCTGATGGGAAACTTGGCGCTCTTAACCGTACTATTGCTTTTAATGCAGACGGTAAATCGAATTTCCTCTCTGTTGAATCCAGAACAAAAGCCACTCGTGATTATGCATTGAGTCAATTGCAGGAGGCATTTGAAGCAGTTGATCCTCGCTTTTTTGGCCTGTTTGAAGATGAAGCGGGCGTGCGTGATCTGGTATATGAAATGCGAGGGCAAAATACTGGCAATGCTAAAGCAAGAAAAGGTGCTAAGGCGTGGAGAGAAGTGACAGAGCTACTGCGCCGCCGGTTTAATGATGCTGGTGGTGACATTGGCTATCTCGAAAACTGGGGGATCCCTCAACATCATTCTATGGAAAAGGTTGGGGCGGTATCAAAAGATAAATGGGTTAGCGATGTTATAGGTAAGCTGGATCGCAAATATTATACCCGAGCCGATGGACAACTGATGAACGATGCCGAGTTGTCTGCATTTCTTGGAGAGGCTTATAACACGATCGCTACTGGTGGGCTGAATAAGCTTACTGATACCGGAATGCGAATTTCCGGCGCACGTGCTAACCGTGGTAATGCATCACGACAGATACATTTCAAAGATGCAGATTCCTATCTGCAATATCAGCAACTTTATGGCGATCGCTCTCTATGGGAAATCATGGTCGGTCACCTGGAAGGTATCAGTAAAGATATTGCACTGGTGGAAACATATGGCCCAAACCCCGATCATGTTTTCCGCTCCCTTCTTGATCAGGTTAAGGCAGAAACGGCAACAGCTAACCCGAGTAAAACCGGTAAAGTCGAGCGGCTGGCGAACAACACAGAGAATCTGTACAACTTTATTTCTGGAAAGACACAGCCTGTAGCGAATCCGCACATCGCGCGATGGTCTGACAATATCCGCAACTGGCTGGTTGCCAGCAGACTCGGATCCGCGTTGCTGTCATCGTTCTCTGATCTTGGAACCATGTATCTGTCTGCGAAGGTTACCAACCTTCCAATGAACCAGTTATTCCGCAACCAGCTTGAAGCTATGGACCCAACGAACCGTACAGAACTTGCGCGGGCGCGCCGCGCTGGTCTGGCGATGGAATCTCTACTTGGCAGCGTTAACCGCTGGGCGATGGATAATATGGGGCCGTCAGTGTCTCGTTGGGCGGCAACGGCCGTAATGCGTGCCAGTGGGCTTACAGCATGGTCAGATGCGCACAAGCGCGCCTATGGCGTAACCATGATGGGAAGCCTGGGAGAAGTAGTGTCACGGACACCAGACCTTCGTAGCCTCGATGACTCTGATTTTCGTATCCTGAAAAGCAAAGGGATTACTGACACAGACTGGAGCGTATGGAAGCTGGCGCAACAGGAGGACTGGGGGAACGGTAATAATACGATGCTGACACCGGAAAGCATTATGCGTATCCCTGATTCAGCAGTTAAACATCTTGGTGAGCCTGAACGAGTGAAATTTGAGGCAATGCGTAAACTGCTCGGTGCCGTAACTGAAGAAGTTGATATGGCTGTTATTACACCGGGAGCACGTGAGCAACTGATAACCGGTTCTGGTATTCAGCGTGGAACATGGAAAGGTGAATTAACGAGAAGTGTTTTCCTGTTTAAATCGTTCCCTATCTCGGTTGTTATGCGTCACTGGTCACGCGCTATGGGTATGCCGTCTGCTGGTGGGCGTGCGGCATATATTGCGACGTTTATTGCCAGTACGACCATTCTTGGCGCTTTGTCGCAGCAACTTAACGACCTTGCGTCTGGTCGTAATCCTCGAGAGATGACAGGAGAAGGTGCCGCAAAATTCTGGCTTGGTGCTCTACTGAAAGGTGGTGGCCTTGGCCTTTACGGTGACTTTTTATTGTCAGATCACACTAGGTACGGAAGCGGCGCGCTGGCGTCGATGCTTGGCCCGGTAGCTGGTCTGGTTGATGACGTAGTGAAGATTGCTCAGGGCATACCGTTAAATGCTGTGGAAGGGAAGAGTGAGCAGACTGGTGGTGATCTGGTGAAGCTGGGGAAAGGTTTGATGCCAGGTGCGAATCTCTGGTACTTAAAGGCGGCTCTCGATCATATGATCTTTAACCAGATGCAGGAGTATTTTTCACCAGGCTATTTGCGTAAAATGGAGCAACGTTCGAAGAAAGAGTTTAATCAGACATACTGGTGGCGACCTCAGGATGTCACTCCGCAATAAGGATGTGTTGTGTTTTTAATTATTTTGAGTGTGATAATTTCTGGTGGGTTGTTATTTATTGACCGCTACAAATATTTTCTTAACCCTCAGACTCAAGCTATTTGCTGGTTCATCTTTGTTGTGCAGGGAATAGTTCTTGTTGCAAGCCTTATTGAGGGGAGGCCTCTGATTTTTACTGGGTAAATAGGTGACTACATGCAAGCGATAGGATTCATTGTTTATATCGTCGTTGGCCTTTTTCAGTTGGCAGCAATTATGGCTGGGCTTGAATCATGGTGGGGATTGCACTGGATAATTGCAGCCCCCATTGCTTTCATCGTGAGCTATATTCCATTTGTTGGAGCGATTGTTGGTATGGTTGGCGCTGTGGATGTATGGCGGTGGGAGTGGTGGCAGGCTGGCCTTCTCTTCTTTGGTGGGATCATCTTTGCTATTGTCTGCGGTGGAATGTCATCATTTTTCGAATGGCTATCATTCAGAAAAGGGACGTGACATGTCACAGGCCGCTTTCGCGGCCTTGTTTTTAACGAATGCCACCGCCGCCCGGGCGGGAATCCGCAGACACAAAAAAGCCCGCGCTGCGGGCTTCTATTAATGCAGTTTATCTTTGCTTATAACCAGTAGTCTGTGGGTATGCACATCTTTATCACTGCCCCAACAGAAATCAGCCCACTGGCTATAGAAATCATCCCATGATGTCATGAAGCTAAGAGGTCTATCTTCTTCAGAGCCATCTGAAACGTATACATTATATCCTGGGGTGTTTATAGCCCAAGAAATCATTCTTTCCCAGAATCTTCTCCCATCGATTGTTTGTTGCTCATCAGATACAACGATCGCATATTGCTCTAGGAAGAACTGAAAAAAAATCTGAGGCAAACCATGAACAGCACGGTCATGAATAACATTAGGCGTACGCCATACCATGATCTGCGTACATGTTCTTTTGGCTTCGACGATATCTTCCCGAAAGATTAACTTAACCGCATACACCGTTTCTGGAGTATCGCTGGTAGTAATCATTCTGTAATGATCGCCATTACAAGATTTTACAAGGCGATAACCATAAGGTGTTGTGAATCCCGGAAGAACGAAATCAACCACACCTTTCGCTAAGTAGCTTTCGGTGTGACTAGTGTTCTTCTCAGACATGTTCAGTTTTCTATCGAAATCTGCTTCTGGGATAATGTATGGCATCGCTTTTCTTGTTGTATTTGTTCTCATTTCGTCCTCCCATGTTTGGCTACAGGACGCGTTTTGAAGGGAAGATTAAAAATGCTTTCTTACCCTTGAGGTAATAGTACGCTATTCACCCCCAGTCTGCAATCTGTACAGAATTATTTAAAGGCACATCCCTGTGCCGCCGTTCTGTCAGAAGAACCCTGCCTTGTCGTTGATGTACTCCGCGTGGGTCTGGATATCACGCAGGCATTTGCTCACACCGACGATGTAGCAGAACATGGTGGTCAGTTCCGCCGCCGCGCCCGATACGTCGTGCCCGTCTTCCTGTAACTGGTTCAGCAGATTCATCAGCAGTGAGTTCTCCGTCAGGCCGAGAACACCAGACGGCGAATGAATCAGGCTACGGTAGCCGGGCTTCAGTGGGGCACTGTAGGTTTTGTTCTCTATCTTCATCGCCTGCATTACTGCTGACGCCGTGGCGTTGGCTACCTGGTCGGCAACCATCTTTATGCGTTCTTCCTGCGGGAGCGAGTTTTTAATGTAACTTCCGGTGCGGCGGATCTGAGGAAGAACCTCACCTGTAACCCATTTACGAAAGCGGTAGGGGATAGTGCCTGGTGTCACTGCGTCGCGGCAGCGGAGGATCAGTGTGTAGAGGCCTGACTCGGAGATGATGATCGATTCTTGCTCACCGCCAGGGGTGTCGGTTGAAGCGACGCCCTTCTCATCATCATCAAGTTTTCGAACAGCATCTCGATGGTTTGCTATGCCTATAGCCCGACAAACATCTGAAGCGATAAACCATGGCTCACCATTAATGACGATTACCCGTATATCGGCTTGGGATTCGAAAGAAAAAATGGACGTGCTTTTTGTAGCTGTCATAGTGGTTACCTTTTAGTCTGGTTAATCACCACTACCGACGCCAATCGGTTGGTGGTGAACTGTGCAGGGTTGGCGTAACCGGCTAAAAGGACCCGGCGCACCTTTCGGTGCCCCCACACAGCCCACCATAATACGAATGTGGCCGTGCTATACGCATAAAAAAACCGCTTGCGCGGTGAATGCGCCTTTTAGTAATCCGGGACGCCAATCCCGGCACTGGATTTTGCCAGTGCTCGATTACTATGGCACAAGAGGAGTGCGTTGTAAATTTACCGCAAAGGTAAATATAAGCACTCCATTTGGTGATTGCAAACCTTATCTGGTTTGTTTTCGTAATTGTTCGGCACAATAGTCGAGATGTGTTTGCAGATCCTGCATAGACATCTGTGAGCTGGTGACGTAGTTAATCAGTGCAGTCAGTTCGGCAAGTGGGCCATCGACATTAAATCCATCCTTATCGAGATCCCGGAGTAATTTCATCAAGTGCGATCCCTCCACCAGTGACCTGACGCCTCCCGGCGTGTGAATCCTTTCGGTAAATCCGTCTTCCAGTGGATAGTGATACTGCTGCATCTTATCTTCTCCATGCAATAACTGTATATTTATACAGTAGCAAATAATTTGTTTGCTATCCAGCACGTTTTGCAAATTACCTGAAAGGTAATATCTATTCGTATTTACAGCCTTTCTATCCATATGTGGTTTTCCAGGTAATAGAATAACCAGATATGCGGCGCAACGGGTGCTGCGACTATCTGGAGATTTAACATGACGGTCTCAACCGAAGTTGACCACAACGAATACACCGGTAACGGCGTTACGACATCGTTTCCGTATACTTTTCGAATTTTCAGAAAATCAGACCTGGTTGTTCAGGTGTCTGACCTGAACGGAAACGTAACAGAATTGGTTCTGGATACCGGTTATACGGTAACTGGGGCGGGCACTTATAGTGGCGGTTCTGTGGTTCTTCCGTCTCCGCTTGCTACTGGATGGCGAATTACGATAGATCGTGTGCTTGATGTAGTGCAGGAGACAGACCTTCGCAATCAGGGAAAATTTTTCCCCGAAGTGCATGAAGATGCCTTTGACTACCTGACGATGCTGATCCAGCAATGTTTTGGGTGGTTCAGACGTGCATTGATGAAACCATCTTTGCTTGCAAAATATTACGATGCAAAGCAAAACAAAATTTCTAACCTTGCAGATCCATCATTTGAGCAGGACGCTGTAAATAATCGCTCAATGCGTAATTATGTCGATGCTGCAATCGCCGGGGTTGTTGGTGGTTTTGGTTGGTTTATTCAGTATGGTTCTGGGGCTGTGTACCGAACGTTCCAGGATAAAATGCGTGATGCTATTAGCCCCAAAGATTTTGGAGCTGTTGGTGATGGTATAAATGACGATTCCACTGCAATAAGCGCGTGCCTTGAAGCCTCATCTCCAGGTTATAAAATTGACGGATTAGGGCTTACTCTTAAAGTATCAACTCTTCCGGATGTCAGTCGATTTAAAAATGCTCGTTTTTTATTTGAGAGAATACCGGGCCAGCCTCTTTTTTATGCTTCTGAAGATTTTATCCAGGGAGAGTTATTTAAAATTACAGATACACCGTGGTACAACGCCTGGACGCAGGATAAAACGTTTGTATATGACAATGTCATCTATGCGCCTTTTATGGCTGGAGACCGCCATGGTGTAAATAACCTCCATGTTGCATGGGTTCGCTCAGGAGATGACGGGAAGACCTGGACAACGCCGGAATGGCTTACAGATTTACATGAAAACTATCCCACAGTTAACTATCACTGCATGAGTATGGGGGTTGTCAGAAATCGCCTTTTTGCTGTAATTGAGACGCGGACCGTGAGCGGAAATAAACTGCAGGTTGCAGAGTTGTGGGATCGCCCAATGAGTCGCAGCCTTCGCGTTTATGGTGGTATAACGAAAGCAGCAAATCAGCAAGTCGCTTATATTCGCATTACTGATCACGGATTATTTGCTGGTGATTTTGTCAACTTCTCAAACTCTGGTGTTACAGGTGTTACCGGGAATATGACGGTGACTACTGTTATTGATAAAAATACTTTTACAGTTACGACGCAAAATACCCAGGATGTGGATCAGAATAACGAGGGTAGATACTGGAGTTTTGGTACATCATTTCACTCGTCACCATGGAGAAAAACCAGTCTTGGAACTATTCCTTCTTTTGTTGACGGAAGCACTCCTGTTACTGAGATTCACAGTTTTGCGACGATTAGCGATAACAGTTTTGCTGTTGGCTACCATAATGGTGATATTGGTCCACGCGAGCTTGGGATACTCTATTTCTCTGATGCTTTCGGTTCTCCTGGTAGCTTTGTTCGCAGACGCATACCTGCAGAATATGAGGCGAATGCATCTGAGCCATGTGTAAAATATTATGATGGCATTCTGTATCTGACGACCAGGGGGACATTAAGTACTCAACCCGGTAGTTCATTGCACAGAAGCTCTGATTTAGGTACATCATGGAATTCTCTTCGCTTCCCAAATAATGTTCATCACTCAAACCTTCCTTTTGCCAAAGTTGGCGATGAGCTGATTATTTTTGGCAGTGAGCGCGCATTTGGTGAGTGGGAAGGAGGAGAACCTGATAACCGTTATGCAGGAAACTATCCAAGAACATTTATGACCAGAGTTAACGTCAATGAGTGGAGTCTGGATAATGTAGAGTGGGTTAATGTTACTGATCAGATTTATCAGGGCGGAATAGTTAACTCTGCGGTTGGTGTTGGTTCAGTTTGTATCAAAGACAACTGGCTGTACTACATTTTCGGTGGGGAAGACTTTCTAAACCCATGGAGCATAGGGGATAACAACAGAAAATATCCTTATGTTCACGATGGTCACCCGGCTGATTTGTATTGTTTCAGGGTGAAAATTAAACAGGAAGAATTTGTTTCAAGGGATTTTGTCTACGGAGCCACTCCTAACAGAACGCTTCCTACTTTTATGTCGACGTCAGGCGTGAGGACGGTTCCTGTACCCGTTGATTTCACAGATGATGTTGCCGTCCAGTCACTGACTGTCCATGCAGGTACATCAGGACAAGTTCGCGCGGAAGTCAAACTTGAGGGTAATTACGCCATTATTGCGAAGAAAGTACCGTCTGATGATGTTACCGCTCAGAGATTAATCGTTAGCGGCGGTGAAACAACGTCTTCAGCAGATGGTGCAATGATAACGTTGCATGGTTCCGGAAGCAGTACTCCACGTCGCGCGGTATATAACGCACTCGAACATCTTTTTGAGAACGGAGATGTTAAACCTTATCTTGATAATGTAAATGCTCTTGGTGGTCCGGGAAACAGGTTCTCGACAGTTTATCTTGGCTCCAATCCTGTGGTTACCAGTGACGGAACATTAAAGACAGAGCCGGTCTCTCCTGACGAAGCATTGCTGGATGCCTGGGGTGACGTCAGGTATATCGCTTATAAATGGCTGAACGCTGTCGCTATAAAGGGGGAAGAAGGGGCGAGGATACATCATGGTGTAATCGCGCAGCAACTTCGTGATGTTCTTATTTCTCACGGACTCATGGAAGAAGAAAGCACAACATGCCGCTATGCCTTTCTTTGCTATGACGATTATCCCGCAGTATATGATGACGTCATTACTGGCCAAAGGGAAATGCCGCTGACTGATAATGACGGGAGCATCATTGTTGATGAGGATGATAATCCAGTGATGGTAATAGAAGACATCATTGAGCGCGTTGAAATAACGCCAGCAGGATCTAGATGGGGGGTCAGACCTGATCTCTTATTCTATATCGAGGCAGCATGGCAGCGCAGAGAAATGGATAAGATAAAAGAGCGGGTTCAGTCTCTGGAAGAACGTTAAAAAAAAGCCCGCAAAATATTGCGGGTATCAAAAACGGAGTTGGTGAAAAGTTATCTTTGAATTCTATCATGAATCAGTACGTATTTTAAATACATGTTCAGGTTTATTACACCATAGCATTATTAAATACAAAATTAAGTCTATGGTTCCTGTACAACTGCCCCCACTCTGCTGGCTCGTTCTGTAAAATCATTAGTACTTTTATTGAGATATATGATATGGAACAATAATGATTCATATATGGTTTACTATGCGGGTTTAGTCATCAATAATTGACTGGCTTATAGATAGTAAACAGGAGAAAGTATGTCTGCTCAAGTAACAAGTGAGCAATTAAATCAGTTGCTTAGTTTTGGTTCTCTTGCTGCAGTTATTGCAGGTGTCCCTCCGGAGGTTGCTTTAGGGGCTTTGGCTGGGGCGGTAATTTTTGTTACCTCTGCAGTAGAGTACCCCATCCGTCGCCGGGTGCTCCTGTCGATGCTCAGCTTTCTTTGCGGCCTTCTCTTTTACAAACCAGCAGCATCAATTCTTATCGGCATAGCCAGCCTGATCCCTACCATCACGCAGGACTCTTTTGAAAAAGGGATTGTTTTCTCTGCAGGCGCATTCGTGTCAGCAATTGTCGCTGTGCGTATTGGTATATGGCTCTATCACCGTTCCGATAATCCACGCGAGTTAATTCCGGGGAGAAAAGACGATGGTAACGCATGAGTTTTTTTTGCTTATCACTAATGCAGTTATTTGCACTGGCATAGCAATTCGCGTTGTCACATTCCGGCGTAACGGCTCTCAACATCGAAGGTGGGGAGGATGGCTTGCTTATTTCCTGATTGTTGCTGCGGCCAGTATTCCTGTTCGAGTCGCCTATGCAATCTGGTTACGTACGCCAATGGCTGTGGATTTATCTGAGGTCATTATCAACGCTGTCATGCTGGCTGCGGTTATTAAAACGCGCGGTAACGTCGTTCAAATTTTTAAAGTATCGAGGTCTAAACATGGAGATTAAACAATTCCAGCGAGCTGCTGGTATCAGCGAGGCACTGGCCGCACGCTGGTTCTCGCATATAACTTCTGCGATGAAAGAGTTTGGTATCAGCAAAGCAGAAGATCAGGCAATGTTTATTGCTCAAGTCGGGCATGAGTCTGGGGGCTTCACCAGGTTGCAGGAGAATTTCAACTACAGTGTCAGCGGACTGGCTAACTTCGTTCGGGCTGGGCGTCTCACTCAGGGGCAGGCTAATGCACTGGGGCGCCGTGCTGGTGAACCACCATTGCCACTTGAGCGCCAGCGCGCGATCGCAAATATGGTATACAGCAAACGCATGGGGAACAATGCCCCTGGTGATGGCTGGAATTACCGAGGGCGCGGACTTATCCAGATTACCGGTTTGAATAACTATCGTGATTGCGGAAACGGTCTGAAGGTTGACCTGCTGGAGAGCCCTGAACTGCTGGCGCAGGACGGATATGCGGCTCGTAGCGCGGCGTGGTTCTTCGCCAGCAAAGGATGCATGAAGTATACCGGCGATATTGCACGTGTAACTCTGATTATCAATGGTGGCCGGAACGGCATCGACGACCGGCGAGCGCGGTACATCACTGCCAGTAAGGTGCTGGCGGTATGATCTGGGCATTCGTAAAAGCATACTGGAAACAGTTTCTTATCGTGGCAGTGCTTGCTGTTCTGGTCATATCAGGAGTGGTTGCCTGGAATATACACGGCAGTCGCCAGTACGATGCCGGGTATGCTCAGGCGGAAGAAGACCGCAAAGCCGAAGAAGACAAAGTTCGTCAGTACTACGAACAGGAGAAAGTGACCAATGAACGTGAAGCTCAGCAGAGGATCGACCAGGCGCGCAATGATGCTCTTGATGCTGCCGCTAGCGCTGGCCGGTTGCAGCAACAACTCTTTGCCATCCGTGAGCAGCTCAGGCAGTATAACGCCATTGTCGGCGCTGGGTCGTCAGCCGCAGACACCGGAGTTTTGCTTGCCGACGTGCTCAGCAAATCTCTCGAGAGAAACAGACAACTGGCAGAGTATGCTGACCGGGCAGCCGAAGCCGGAAGAGTCTGCGAAAAACAGTACGACACTTTGACCAGATAGCATGGCATTTTTCATGGTACTGATTTCCGGTGACGGTATATAAAACGGTACGGGAAAAATTGAGATTTGGAAAAATGTTATCACTCAATTGGTTATGGTTATCGTAAATAATTGAGTGGGAATGATTAACAGCTAACTCATAGCAACTCATTCCT